TATCGACGGCATGATCTTCTAAATCACTATTTAAATCTTCGGGCTTAGAATTATCATATTGCATAATTGGAAGCGTTCTAATTAAATTCTTGCAAGTGTTGACGAAATATAAAAGCGGTTTGTTGTCTTGCCCGCTAAATCTTGCCCTTATTTGTTGCCAACCTGCCACCCGTTTATTGTCCGCTGATTGCCAATAAATTTTCTCTTTGCTCATTTGTTCCGCAATTGATTCACCGCTGGAAACATCAAATATCGCAGGATCCGCAACCATGTTGTCCATTTTTTCACCCTGTTGCATTTCTTTTGTATTTTTAGCAATATCGCCAGCGTGCATTTTTAAGCCTTCATTTGCTTTGCCCGTGCAACCATAGAATTCGCGATAAATAATAATTGCACCACGGGGAAAGGAACGCTTAACGCCTCCACAATCAACAAGCGATCCATCCGACACTGCACCCCAAAGCACGCAAAAGGGTTTAGAATAGCCCCAATCGAAGGCACGAATCTTAAACCATTCGGGGGGAATAAAAAACGGCTCGACAATATGCTTAGTTTTGTCAAAGTTATCAAAATAAGCCCCGTCGATAGCGTCCCAATTACCCTCTAACATTGCCTTTGCTAACGCTCCACCAAGTCCTAAAAGTTTTTCAGCGTATAAAGGGTCATTTTCTGTCATTGTTGGATTGTCCGAAAGCTTTGCGGGTATGAATTGCCGAAGCATTCCGCCTTCTTCTTTTTTCATTCTATAGAGCTTCATCGATTCTTTATTTTCAATAAAATAAGATTTAACAAACTCATGACCGACTCCCCCGGGATTACTAGAGCAAATGATTTTTGGTAAAGATTGTTTTAAATTACTAGGAATTTTTAAACCGCCCAACCTTACGCGACTTCTTAAGAATTTATATATATATTCGCTAAAATGCGTAAGTTCATCAATCAACAGTAAGTTAATCTCAACGCCCTGATACTTCAGTACATCTTTATCGTATTGGCAATGACATAGATTGATTTTAGATCCGTTTTTAAAAATAATTTGTGCTGTGCTTGCATTTATTCGACAAAATCCGCTTTCAATATATTCTAAAAGCAAGCTGGTAAAGCCCGACGAGCCGTCTAAATGATTCTTTTTAAGATCTTCGGACAATCGACGAAACAAGTAAATTTGAATATTTGAGACACTAAGAGCGTAAAAGATTGCAATAATGCGCATACAATGAGATTTTCCGCCTCCAGCCGCTCCGCCGTAGAGTATTTCAGTAGCTTTAGAAGTAAAGCAATCTGATTGGCGTTTATGAAGTGATACTTCCAAGATTATTTATTAGTTAAAGTTATATTAAACGCAACGGGTTCTAGTCGTTCTAAGTCGTTAGACTTATAATTTAAATCAAATTCTTTGCGATTCTTTACTTTAGCAATATATGTTGCGAATTGTGATAGTTCGCATTTTTTTCGCACACTTGCATTAGTATCATCAGCATCAATAGATTCAAGATATTGCTTAGCTTCGTCGATTATCTTATATGATGCTATTTGTAAAGCGATCTCTTTTTTTTCGCGTATCTCATCTTGATTAAGAAAGAAACAAAGATTTGCTACATTAATATTAAATTCTTTAGCAAGAGTAGCATAACTAACATTTTTACTTATTTGATTTAGCACATATTCTAAATTTTTAGATAATAATGTAAATGAATCAGATTTAGACAATTCTTTTTTTTTTATTTCTTTTAAATCATGCATTTTTTAGACAATTAGTTAACGCGCGCGTGTGATATTTAGAGTAAGATAAAACTTTTAGTTATAATCAATTAATTTTTATTAGAATCAATCTAATCTAATCAATAATAAATCTTATCTCTCACAATTATTTTTAAATTAATTATGTAAACTTATTTTGTCAATCAATTTTTTTAATAGATTATGTAATTTTAATTTATAGCAAATGCTAGCAAATGCTACAATATTTATTTTTTACTAATAAAAAAAGAAGCAAAAAAATTAACGTGTGTGAGATGAAGAAACAGCTTTTTATTTTATAAAAGAGTTTAAAGCTTGTCTTTAAATCTTTTTTTCCTTTATTTTATTTTTGTTTTTGTTTTTTTGTATCTTATCACATGATTTCACTTTGTCAACTTATTTTTTCTCTTTACTCTCTCTAATCTCTAGAAGCAATTAAAGGGTTTTTATCTTACTCTCTCAACACTCAATTTATTTTGACACAACACAAACTTTTTTTTTATTTTATTAAAATATTTCTTGACATCATTTTCTTTAAATTAACTCTTATTAACTTCTAATAATTCACTAATTTTAATCACATTTTAAATCATTTTATTCACAAATCTTTTTTAATCTTTTTTTTCTTATTATCTTTTAATAATCCCGCAAGCCCTTGTCTTTCTAGCTTTATCTCATTTTGAACAATCTTTAAAATAATTTAAATAAGTGCTTGACATTAATAATTTAATGATTCATAATGTGTTTTATGAAATGAATTTATTTTATTTCAAATATTAACTTAATAAAAAAAAATATGAAATCTGTAATTAAAAATTCTAATAATCAAATCATCGCATTAAAATTAAACAAATTTGAAGTAGTAGCTCGCTACATGGTCGGCTACGGTGCAAATCTACGCAAGCTTGCTATCGTGGCAAATAAAAAGGTTATGGTTTTAGCGACTAATGAATCAAGAGCTTTAGAGATTGCGGAGAGAGTCCACAACATTAAAGAAACTGGCGGGCTTAGCTCGGGCTACGTTGTTAAAGCCACAAAAAAAAGATGGTAATTAACAATTAATATTAACTCAAATCTTTAAAAAAATGATAATCACAAAAGAATCAGAAGAATTATATCGCAAATTTAGACTTATAGATTTAAATGATAAATCGATAAGACTTGACACTTCTATTATAAAAATGATTAGCAATGATTTTGACAAAAATCAAAAATTATTTTTAGATGTATTAAAATTTTTAAATTACAATCGTGAAGAAATTCTAGAAAAAATTGATAACAAAAAAGAATATCAAGAAATTGTTGAGAATTTTAATATAATATCATCAGCAATTGATTTAGTTCATTTGAATCAAATCGTTAACGTTTTCGGACAAGAAAAACTTCGTAATTGCGTTATAAACTAAACAACAATTAATATTAACTCAAATAAAAAAAATATGAAAAATAAAACACAAGTTGCGCAAGCTTCACAACAAATTAGAAAAATACTTAAAAAAGAATTTCCAAAAACTAAATTTAGCGTTAAATCAAACAATTATTCAATGTGCGATTCAATAGATGTAAGTTGGGTTGATAGCGTGGCGGAAGAGAAAGTTAAAAAGTTAATTGGTCATTATCAATATGGCGAATTCGACGGCATGCAAGATTTATATGAATACACTAATTGCAGGGAGGACATCCCGCAAACTAAATATTTATCTTGCAATAGAAAAATAAGCGATGAATTTTATTTTTTAAAGCTCGATGAAATGCGGACAAAATGGGATTTTTTGGCAAATATTGCAAAAGAAAATATTGATAAAAATAATCAAGAAATTTTTGATAAAACTAAATGTTGGAACGCAAAACATTTTATTTATCAACAATTTAGAGGATTTAAAGAAATTGATATTAATTAACTACTAACAACCACCACAAAACCCATTTATTAACTTAATAAAAATAATATGAAAAACTTACAAAATTTAAAAAACGAACGCGAAACTGTCGCAAAAATAAGAGATTCAAAAGCAAAAGAGCTTGAAATTTTAAACAAATATCTCCGGGACATTGACGTAAAAATTCAAGAAATTAAAAATAATGAAATATTTTTTAAAAAAATCGCAGAGGCTCTTGAAAATGGCTGGGCAAGCAATGATAATGAAAAAAATCATTGGCTCGAGCTACTTATTCAAGCAAAAGATGGCAACGAAAATGCTTTAATCCTGCTTCGATCTGAATTTAAATTCAACGATGCTTTCAAAAAAGAAACGGGGGCTTTCAAAAATGTTTAAAATCTTTTTAACAATTGCTTTAATCGCAATCTTTTTATTCAAGCAATCGCACGAAGCAAAAAAATATAAAGTTGAATTTGAAAATAAATTAGAATTCAACTCTAAAAAGCTTCACGCCGTCATTGCTGAAGTCTGGAATATTAACAATTAACTTAAAAATATGTCAACTCTTTTTATAAAATACCCCGCGGACGCGAAGCGAGAAACAATTGTAAACTTGCAAAATTTAAAATTTATTGAAAAAGATATTTCAACAGAAAATCATCGCGTTTATTTTCATACTTCAAATGAAGATTATTTTTTCTATGAAAGTAAAGACAAAAAAACTCGTGATGATTTTTTTGAAGCTATTTTGCAAAAACTTTCTTTAAACAATAATATAGAAAATACTGAAGAAGAAATTTTAAATTCTTACTCTTCAGTCAACAAAATTTTATATAAAGAATTTTTAAATTATAAAAAAAGATTAAAAAATTAACTTAAAAATATGAAAACAAATAAAAAACAAAGAGAAATCTCAAAAAAACACTACGAAAAAAACAAGCTTCTAATCAGCGAAAGAAATAAGCAAAATCGTAAACGCCAGCAACTAATAGACAAATTCCATTTTTATGGCTTCTGGCTTTTACTCATCGCGGTTCTAGTCGATACATTTTTAACCAAATTTTAAAATAATATGATTATAAAAGTAAAAAAAGATTCATCTCTATATCGTAGAGTTGAGCAAGAAGTTATAGAATCTTTTAAAGCTCGCAGAACAATTACGGGCACTAAGTCTCGCATTGATGAAGTTAGCTTTATTGATTTTAAAATTACTTTAAAAGAAATAAAAAAAATATTAACAAAAAACAAAATATCAATTCCAAAAAGGGGGAAAAATGTCTAAACAGCTTAAATTTGATTTTTGGAAGAAAAGAAAAAAAACATTCTCGGATATTCAATGCAAAATTTTAGAAAATAATAAAAATTTTTGGCAAAAACAAGCTCAAAAAATGTTTGCCCCTCAAAATACAGTCTTTTTTTGGCGTGGCGAAAAAACTTATAAAGAAAAAGTAGTTGCTGAATTTGAAAGGGCATCAGGATTCAAATTGAATGAATTGATCGGAGGTAAAAATGACTAAAAATGATTCTTACAGCTGGACTATTTTAATTTTTGGAATAGTTATTTCTTTTTTTGTTTTTTTTGCTACAATGTTTGACAAATATTATAGTTTGAAGCTTACAGAACAAGATTATTATAACAAATTTTGCGCGAAACATTTTGATGTTCCTTGTGATAGTATTAACTTAAAATAATTATGAAATTAATAATTGATATATTTTTAATATTAATAATTATTTTTATTATTTGGTTTTTAACTGGTTATTTGCCAGCTTTTATTAGAGAATTATTTAACTTAAAGTAAAAAATATGAAAATCTCAAACAATAACAAAAAAATTGTAACTTTCGGTGCCATGCTTTTATCAATAATTCTTGCACTTTACATTTTTGATCTGCAAAAATACAAAACTAATTGCAAATCGCTCGAAAATATCGATAAAATCGAATTAGAAACGCGATTAAGAGAGTTAAGCGATAAAAATGAACAATTAGCACGACAAATCGATTATGATGCCGTAGCGATTCAACACGCACAAAATCAAATCAACGAATATAAAGTTAAGTGTAATAACTGCACTTATCATTTGTCAACTAACTGGGAAAATTAATATGAACAACTACATGAATATTTGCGAAGCAAAAACATTTATATTTTTTGGCTTTACTCCAAAAGAATATGTTTTTGATGCGTTCGAAGATAGAGCTTTATTTCAAACTCTTTTTTTAATTAACGACAATTTAAAAAAATTTAGTTGTCATCCAGTTAATTGGAAAATTGAACATAACGAATATGCAAAAGCAATATTCATAACTTTACAAACTAGTGAAGCGGGCAAATTAACAGAATTAAAATTAAG